GGGGCCAGTTCCGACACCAGCGTGTTTTTCATGCCCTCAAGGGCGAGCGTTGCCGTAGCCGTGTCGGTGCGCATGCCTCGGAGCGCGGTGATGGCGTCCTCGTCCAGGATTGCGCCGAAGTCCTGGGCGCGGTTGCCCCATTCGTTCATCATCCGGCCGCCGTCGCGCAGCAGCGGCAGCAGCATTGTGGCGTCGTTGGCGATGGCCTCCATTGAGGTGGTCATCTGGTTCTGCGTGAGCCCGGCCTTCTCCAGGCTGGTGACGTACAGCTGCAGGGCCTGCGGTCCCGAGAGCATGCGGAACTGGTCGGCGGTCACCCCGACCTGAGGCGCGATGTTCTTGAAGAAGTCGGCCAGCTCGCCGCCACCGGTGAGCAGGAAGTCGCCCACCTTGTCGTTCACGTCCTTGAAGATATCGCCCAGCTTGTCCTGCTCGATGCCCAGCGAGCGGGCGCCGGCGGCGAAGCGCTGAAACTCGGTGGTGTTGGAGCCGGCCACCTGCGCCAGCCTGGTGAGCTGGTCCGCTTGGCGGATAGTGGCCACCGTGATGCCAGCCAGAGCGGTCACAGCCGCGGTCGCGGCCGTGCCGATGGCGAAGCCCACCTGGTACGCGGCCTTCTCCACGCTGCGACGCCACTTGTCGGATGCCCGCTCTGTTTTGTCCATGCCGGCAACGAAGCCGCCTACGTTGGCGACTACATCAATGGTCAGTTGGCCGAGACTTCGCGCCATTTCGGTTACCTCGGTAGTTGGACCGCCGGAGCGACCGCGTGGCGGCCACCCCAGCGAGGGAGGGGCATAAAGCGCACCCCTCAAAAAATGGTTTTTCTCAACTGACGGTGCAAAAAAACGTTTGGGCGCACGGTCAGGGTGGCAAAGGGGTTGGACTTTTACCCCGCCCCTGGGTAGATGCCCGGCCGGTCATCGCCGACTGGCCGGGCTGCCTGAAGCCCAGTCAGGCGGGCGCGCGTGGTCGGTTTGGGAAGCCGGCAGGGCCCGGACACCACTTCGCTGCAATGGTTGCGGCGGAAGTAGACATTGATGTTCCTCAGTTGAGGCGGCTGCCCGATGGGCCGCCGAAGAATTCTTCGCCGCCGTCATCGTCGTCAGAACCGTGGTTCACCTTCGATTCGTCAGCCGGCGTTGCGCCGAGCTTGGAAAGCATGGCGCTGAGCGCGTGCGTAGCAGACACGCTCAGCTCCTCGCCGGACTCCATCTTGGCCGCGAGGAGGCAGACCTGGCGCAGCAGGATGCGGTGGGCGGCATTGAGCCACGGCATGTTGGCCACGCATTCGCGCCAGACGGCGAGCTGGGGGCGCGTCATGCCCTTGTAGGGAGCGCCAACCGGGTTGGGATTGGCTGGCGCGGACCTGTTCTTGTAGCGGGCCGGATCCTTGAGCGCGGCGCCCGACACCATCGCCTTCTTTGTGGGGGTTCTTGCCCTTGCCACGGTTCCTCCATGCCCTCTGAGGGGTCGTATTTCCAATTGCGGATGCGCGAACTTCGGGGGGCGGACGGTCTAGGCTCGGGCGATTGGTATAAATCGCCCTCCCCCTACCTGAACGAACCTCGGTTCGCTGCTGCTGGTGGTCAGGTCACAGCGCGGGAATGCACCCGGAGGCGCCCGCAACGCGGGAGTACGCGCTGCCCTGACTGCCGTGGTTCTTCGCGCGATCCGGACACTCACGGCTTGTCCGTCGTCGCCTCAGCCGCCAGCCGGAGCGGCGGTGAGGTCGACCTTGAGCATGCCCTTGCGGTCCAGCACCAGCAGGCCGAGGCGCAGCTCGGCAAGGATGGTGATGAGGTTGCGCACCATCTGATCGTTGACCCAGCCGAAGGTGATCGACGGACGCTCGCGCATCAGCACCTTGGTGACGTTGGTGTCCAGCACAAGCGCCTGGCCGACCGGCACGGCCATGGTCTGGATCGGGGTCAGGTTGTAGATCGGGCTGTTGGTCGGACGGCTCCAGCCGCCGGCGACGTACTGGCCATCAGTGGCGCGCTCGGACGAGAAGTCGAAGTAGTCCAGCGGGTTCACGAACACGATGTTGGGCTGGTAGCCCTGGGAGCTGAGCAGGGCGCCGGCGCGGCCAATGCGGTCCACAGGCTTGCCGGTGCCGCCCGCGAAGCTGTTGGCCTGGGTGAGCAGGCCCTTGATGTGGAACTGTGCGCCATCGCCCGACATGAGCTCAATGTCGCTCTTGCTGGTCAGCTTGTAGCGCAGCAGCAGCTGGATGGTTTCGGACAGGCCGGCCACGTCGTCCATCACTTGCTTGGAAACTTCGGTGTGCACCGCGATGGTGGCGATGCTGGCCTCGTCCCATTCGGCCTTGAACTTGGCCTCAGCCTTGCGGGTGCCTTCGCCTTCCTGGTAATCAGCGCCACCCTCGGAGAAGTCGAGCAGGGGATAGCCCACCTTGTTGCTGGTGGTGTCGCGCTGCGGCAGCACGTCCAGGACACGCAGGCGTTGCTGCACCGGAGTCTGGATCGGCATCACGTCCGGCTGCACGTCGAAGCCAGCCGGCGGCGTCTCCGGCGAGCCCTGCAACGAGGTCAGTGCCTTGAGGCCGATTTCCAGCTCCAGCTTGCCACTGGTTTGCAGCTTGCCGGCACTGAACTGCTGGAACTGTTCATCCTTCAGCGCCTTGCTGATCGCGTCGGCCACCGATTCCTGCTTGCGGCGCGCACCCGGCGCCAGCTTGACGCCCTTCTCTTCCATGGTGAAAACCTTGTCGGTCAGCTTGTCCAACTCCTCGCGCTGGGCGTCGAGCTTGGCGTCGACAGACTTCTGGAAACCCTTGAGGGCTTCGCTGTGATCTTTCAGGGCCTTTTCAATTACGTCGGTCATGCGTTGTTCCTCAGTGAGCGGGTGATGGCGTCGAGCTGGCGTGCGAGCGTCTCGGCGCGCGCATCGTCGTCGTCGGTGGAAATGGCTGGCCACACGATGGCGGCCGACTTGCGGGCGAGACGGTTGGGCATGCCCACGTCCCGCAGGAGGTGTTCCAGCGCGCGCTCCGAATCCACCTGCGCCCAGCTCTTGACCGCATGGATGCGGCTACCGGCGTTCATCGGCTCGCGGCACAGGGAGATTTCAGGGATGGCAGTGATCTCGGTGAACACGCGGTTGCGACCCGAGGTCTCGGCGCTGCCGACGAAGCCCATGCTCAGCGCGCCCAGCGAGCGGTCAGTGAGGCGGTCGTAGGCTTTGCGCCCGATGGTCTGCGCCGTGTTGATCTGGCCCTCTACCTCCAAGCCGCGGTCAGTCACGGTCATCACGTCGATCACGCCGGCCACCTGGTCGGGATCGTGTTCGATGCGGATCTCTGGACGGCTCTTGGCTGCATCGACAGCGCGCGCAAGTGCAGACGGCAGGATGAGATCGCCCTCGCGGTCAGGCGTGTCCAGGAAGGACCATGCCAGGCCAGCGAAGCGGCCTTGCCCGAGGGACTTTTCGATTACGAAGGAGGGGCTAACGATCACGCGCGGGAATCTCCGGTACAGGCTTGCCAAGTGAACTCATTGGCCGCTGCCGGATCGCTGATCGCGGAGTGTGCGGTGTCGGGATCGCTGATCGCTGACAACTGCAACGATACGCCTTCCAGCGCGCGGCTCAATGGGTTTCGTAACAACAGGCGATTGCGATACGCCTTCTGCCGACAGGCATCACTGCAGTAGGTGCGCGGTCTGCCTGTTGGTGAATTCGTGATGGGCTTTCCACACAACGCACATTCGGTACTGGCGCTGTCGCGTACGGTGGTGGTGAACCTGGTGCACTGGTGAACGTGCTGCATCGGGCGCAGGTGGTGCGCCCCGTGCAGCACGCGTACTGTCTCCGCAAAGGGTGCAATCTGTGACATGTGCGAAGGGTGCAATCTGGAGCATGGATCGGGAAGCGGTGGAGCCAACACACGGCTCCGCTCCGCTACCGCCTGGTAGTAGTTATCTGTGCACTCACCTTGAGTACGGTTTCGGGCTGAAATTGTCCTTGACCGTACTCGGGGTGAGTACGCTTTCGTTAGATTCTCGTTACGCTTGCGCATGACCGTACTCACCCTGAGTACGCTTCCGTACTCGCCTTGAGTACCGTGGTTTTTTGGCATGCGTCGTCGTATGGTCTCCAGCGCATGTAGGTCTTCTTTGCATCCACGTCGCCACCGTCCGGGCCAATGTTCGTCAGTAGGAACGAGCGCGCACGACCCGTTCCGGTCTTTTGATCGAAGCTGCCGGCCTTCACCTCCTCAATCCATCCGCGCTCCTCCAGCGCAGCGAAGGCGGCCTGCACCTTCGCTTGACCTACGTTCGCCAGGCGGCGGCGGGCCTCTCGTACGCTGAGGAACACCTCATTGCCCTTTGCTGGCCGGTACAGCGCGCGTAGCTCCACCAGCAGCGCGCGGGCGTCCGGGCTCAGGGTGCGGTACGCAAGGCAGTCCAGTTCCCAGGCATAGAGCCGGACGTGGGGCGAGATCGGGACGTACACGCTGCTGCTGCGTCCCGTTGCCCTCGCTCGCCGCCTAGCCTGCTTCCGGGCGTCTCGCTCACTCATCTGCCTCCCCTACGATCACCAGCCTCACCTTCTTCCCGTGGTAGTGCTTCGGGAGCGGCGTGAACGGGATGCACGCGCCGACCTGTGACCTGTGGATGACTTCGACCAGCACTGCATCGCGGTAGCGCTGCGCCAGGTCGCCGACAGGCTTGGTCTGCTTTCGAGCTGCACTCGATTCAAACAGATCTCGATTCATCGGCTGGCCTCCACGGTGGCTGTCGCCAGCAGCTGGCCGACGCAACGGCCGAACTCGGCGCCGGCGCGGGCGGCGCGGCGCTGGATCCACGCCAGCACGTGGGCGGGCGTGTGCCGGCGGCGGTACTGCATCGCGCAGTCGGCGCAGATCACGTAGGGCAGGGACGCGAAGCTGAACTCCCACTCGGCTCGGTGGAAGCTGCCGTAGACGGCCTGCAGCGGCTTGTCACAGCAGTCGCAGGCGATGGGCGGTGGGCAGGGGCGTTTGGTCACCATGTCAGGCCTCCACCGCGGATTGCAGCGCGCGGTCCAGACGCTCCACCATGTCGGTGAAGGTGGCCACCACCGCCTGGTGTTCTGCCAGCATCGCGGCCATGCGATCACGCGTCTCCAGCAGCAGCTTCCGCTGTTGTTGGTTGGTGGCCACCTGCACCAGCGCCTCGGGGCTGAGCGCTGCCAGCCGTGCGCGGGCGCGCATCAACCCTTCCAGCGCGTTGCCGTCCACCTTGGGTTGCTTCTTCCGGGGGAATTTCATTGCAGGCTCTCCTGGCCAAAGGCGTCGTGGTACTTGCGCAGGTATCGATAGGCGGTGGCGCGGCACATGCCGAACCGGTCCAGTAGGTCGCTGGGCGTCGCCGGCGTTCGCCTGGACTGCATCCACGCCACGAACTGGAAGGCGAACTCGGTAGGGGTGGAAGCGCCGGCCTGGCGCTCATAGAAGGCCCGGCGCTTCATGCCCGGCCACCCTTCTTGCCCCAGCATCCGTTGGTGTCGTCGCGCAGGTCGCCCATGGTGTAGATGGCTTCCTCCTGCAGCATCCGAATGGCGCAGTGCAGGCCCTCCTGCTGCGTGCTCGAGAGGCGCAGGCCGGCCGCATCGGGCTCGTCGTCGAAGGCAGCGCCGGCCTGGAAGTTCAACACCAGCAGTTCGTGAAGGCTGCCTATCGATTGCAGCGCGCGGTCCACCCTGGCCAGCTTCATTTCGATGGCCGGGCGCAGCCCGCGCTCCTCCCAGTGGGCGTCCGACCAGTGCTGGTAGCGGAAAGGCCCGTAAGAGTTTTCTGAATTGGGGTCGAGGGTTTGCCCGATGGCGTCGGGCGCGGTTTGCTGTACAGTAGTTCCCATGGTCAAGTCGTTCCTTGTGAGGGTTCGGCGGTGGCTTCGACGGCTCGGGAGTTGGCGCTCCCGGGCCGTTCTCTTTTCAGCGGGCAAAGGCACGGCTATCCGCCGTCTCCACTACAGCGGCCTCCAGATAGGCGTCCAGGTCAGCGGGGCGGTAGAAGCAGCGCTTCCCGACCTTCAGGTAACGCGGGCCTCGGCCGTCGCAGCGCATCTTTTCGAGCGTGCTTTTGCTCAGTCCCAGCCTGGCTGCTGCTGCAGCGGTACTGAGTTTTTCGGCGGGTGGGGTATGGGCATTGATCTGGCTCATTGGCCTTTTGCTGGGTACGTAGCAAAAGTGCTACGTAGCTGACGCTACGCCGATAAAATCGAATATGCAAGCACTTTTGCTACGTGATATCTTTGGGCATGGCTAAAAAAGACGATCAGCAAACAAACGTGCGCCTTCCTGTCGAGTTGAAGCAGAAGCTCAACGAGGCAGCAGACAAGGCCGGCCGAAGCTTCACCGCTGAAGTAGTCGAGCGCCTTGAGGCGAGCTTCTACTCGGTTCTGGAAGCAACCCTCTTGCAAGCGCGGCTCGCGGAGCGGGGCGAGTTGATGCTGGCCCAGCGGGACTGTGAGGCGACGCTCGCTGAAATCAGGCTGGATCTCTCGGCGGCCACTGGAAAGGACGCTGTGACCTTGAAACGGCGTGAGCAGCTGTTGGTTGAGGAGGCCGACATGCAGAGGCAGTGGGACAACATCGAGGAATACTTGAATCGCCTGACAGGGGATATCCGCTTCCTGGCTGACAAGCTGCAGGAACGTATCTTGTTCCTCGAGTCGGAAGTCACCCAGCAGTGACTGCGTTCTCCAAGCTCACCAGGTCAGCACAGCGCGCGCTCAAGCCCGGGCAGTCGATCAGTGAGCATGGGATCACCTACACGCGCACGGCGAACGGTGACGGCCGGTGGTCGGTGAACGTCATGGTCGCCCGGCGCCGGCATCACCAGGTGGTGGGTTTGGAGTCGGAGGGTTACACCCGCACGCAGGCGGAGGACGTGGTGGCCGCGCTCAAGGCGGCCAAGCGCAGCGCTTCCCACGGTGTGCAGGGGAGCAAGGCCAAAGCCTCGCAGACGGTTGCACAGGCTGCAGATGACTACCTGGCCTATCTGCGTCTGCACGATGGCAAGGACATAGCCACTAAGGAGCGGCGTTTCCGCGATCACATCAAGCCGCACCTCGGGCGCCGGCCGGTGGCCAGGCTGACCGATGATGACTGGCTCGCCTACGTGGCCACCCGGAAGGGCGAGGGCGCCAGCCCGGGCACGATCAACCGTGAGCGCTCTGCGCTGCTGCACATGCTCAACACGATGCGGCGCCGGAAGATCCTCAACGCTGCGCCGCTGCTGGCCCGCCAGCGCGAGCCGCAGGGCAAGCTGGTGTATCTGACCCCCGAAGAGTCGCGGCGGCTGCTGCTGGCCGCTCAGGAGGACATTTCACCGCTGGCGCATCGCTTCGTCATGGTCACGCTGTACACCGGCCTGCGACACAGCGCTGCGCTCAACCTGCGGGCCGGCGACGTGGACGTGCCGCGCAGAATCCTGTGGATCGGCAAGGACAAGGCCGGCCGGCGCGAGCAGCCGATGCCGCAGGTGCTGGCCGAATACCTGGCCAAGGTCATCAAAGGTCTACAGGCTGACGACTTTCTCTTCCCGTCTGCACGCGCTGGCAGCGGACGGGCCTATCAGATGAACGCCGTATTCGGCCGGTGCGTGCAGCGCGCGGGCATCTCCAAGCATGTGACCCCGCACACGATGCGGCACACCGCCGCGACCAACGCTGCGCATGCTGGGCTCGATGCGGCCACCATCCAGGCAATGGGCGGCTGGAAGACAAGAGCTATGGCCGAAAGGTACACTCACGCGGCTTCGATGCAGGAC